TGAAAGATGATGTCTCTATTTGTCTCGAATTGTCTCGCCGTGTCTCAGGCGGAAGATGGCAGACCCCCTCTCCGCCAACACCCCAATAACGGCGGGGCTTCCAAGAAGAGAATCAAAAAATGTCCACCAAAATGTCCACCACACGACATTGATATCTTTTCTATTCGCTTTTTTCTTTACTTGTGGTTTTCTGCGCAGAATTTAATAGCTCTGTCAGCTCGGTCGACAACCTCTTTGTATCTGACTGCCAAGCGGAGACATCTATTACGTTCCCTATCGGTGTTGGTTTTGGACATTCTCTCAATGTCTGCGAGCTGGCTGCGCATCCGGTCAAGCTCATCACGAGAAGCAGACTCAGCAAGCCTAAGCTCAGATAAAGCAACTGCGTCGCTCGTCTGCTTGACTTTGAATTCCTCAATCGTTCTCTCGAGCGCTGATATTTGAGTACGGGCATTTTTGAGTTCCTCCTTGTTCTGCCCCTGATGGAAGCCGTAGAAGTATGCGGAAACGACCACAAGAGTTAGGAAAATTATTTTTGGCATATCAAGAAAAGAACAAATTCAACTCCTGTATCCGCCGATCCTTCAGCCCTTTCGTGACAATAGGATTGTCCGGGTTGCAATACTTCGGCCACCACGTCCGGACATTCTCCCACTCGCCTCGGTTAATCATTCCGAATAACCTGTAGGTCCGGCACTTCGTCAGACCGAAGTTGTAGACAAAGCTCATTAGGGCAATGAACTGATTCTCGTTGATGTCGATATGGATAAGCGTTGCAAGCTCCTCCTGGGTGCGTTGGAGGTCTCGATCTAAAAGGTCGTAGGCTTCTCTCCGAGTAACGATGTCACCCTCGTGAACATTCCGGGCATGGCCGAATCCGATTGTCCAATGGCCCGTGGGGCACTTGTAGGCCATTGGTTCAAACCCTTCTTGTTCAGCTACAAACTCGGCGGCGATCTCAGGTGGGAACAGCATTAAATTTTGTTTTCTCATTTATGCTCCGCCTCCTCGTGCTTCTTATAGAGTTCGTGAATGAGTTTTGTATTGTTCTGAATGGCCTGCTCGTTAGCCCATATTCCCCGTTTGATATCGTCAAATATCACGTTGCGCTCGCAGTAATACCACCCTAGAAGGAAGCCGAAGCAGATTGCGATGGCGATAGCCGCTGACCTGCATAGGCGTATCGCCCATTCATTTAAAAAGACACTCATGATTTAGCTCCTAGCCTATTGTCTAAAAATTTTTTGATGTAATAAGCAATGATCCTGACGCCAAGGTAGGCAGCCATAAAAGAGATTCCGACTGCGGCCAACTCATTGACGCCGTAGCCTTCGAGGATCCAGAAAACCCCGATAGCAGTCACGCCTCCGGACAATGCCTCCCAGATTGCTTCAAGCGCAGAGAACTCAATCGGTTTCTCCTTGCGTTTTTCTCTCCAGTCGTCGACATATCGAAGTAACCCAGCAATTAACCCGAGGCCGCCAACGCAGGCAATGAGAGTATTTATAAGGTCTGTATGTTTAATCATGCGGATCCCCTATGGGCTCATAGCTCTCCAGCGTTAGACCGAAGAGGAGCCAAAAGACCGCCTGAAATACAGCAAAGTGGTAGGCGAATTCATTCTTGCAAGTAAGGGTTCTTGCCAGCCCTTCTATCTGCGGACATGCTCCTCTGCACATTGGAAGGACTAAACATTTTCTGCACTTTTCCCTTGTGCTCCAAGGCTTAAAGTGTTTAGAAAGATCGACCTTCTCCGGGGACAGAATATCCCCCACACAGCCTTCTTCCGTGCAATGATCGTGGCAGGAAAGGAAGTCTCCTTTGAGGTTGACTGCCGCATTATTTTCCTGATTCATCATGCATTTGACGGCACGCTCGTCGAGTCTCTTTCTTTTGACTAAGGCTTTCAGCAAACGATCGCATTCACCAGTAAGTGCGGGGAACTTATCCCAACCTTCTCGGGTTAAAGCCTTAAAGATGTTCTTTTGCAGTGTGAGCATCTGCTCATCAGTGAATATGAGCTCAGAGTCCTGAACTCCGACATGCGTCATAATGCCTTCAAAGTTCAAGTGGATATCTCCGAGTTTGATTTTGAAGAAATCTGCAATGGCGTCCACATCGGTGTTAGCGGGAGACAAGACGCAGTTGATTGAGCATGGCAGTTTAGAAAATGCCAGGCGCCACATGTCTACCATCTTCGGGTCGTCCAGAGGGTCGACTCCACGCAGACGGTACCCCTGTCCATCGTGCGAGAACGTCAGGCTTATCCCATAGGTTTCACAAAAAGCGATTTTCTCTTCATCGATTAACGTGCCGTTGGTAATGACGGCAAAACGAACTTTCGGATAAAGTTTTCGCAGTTCCGGCACTAGCTTTTGCAGTGTTTTCCAATAGACAAAAGGCTCGCCGCCCCAAAGCTCAATGACGCCGTGAACTTTTATTCCTGAAGCTCTGAGCTTTTCGATAAATGCGGGAACGTCTTTAGGTGAAGACACCCAGCGTTCATTTTCTCTATCGCTTTGAGCGCAGTACTTACAGCTCATGTTGCACTTTAGACCCAGCTGGATGCGCAGGTCCCAAAGGTCTTTACTTTTAGAGTTAGAGTAGCCGGGCTTTCCTTCGTGCTCCTTGAGCATGGCATAGGCTTTTAATCTTTCGTCCTCTATCAGGTCCACGAGCTTTCCGTCCCCGTCGTAGATCTCGTTTAGAACATTGTCATAGACCCAAGTTTCGTTTTTACCCTCGTGGGTTTTGCAGTGTAAAGCGAGCTTCATTGAAATAATTTCTCCATGGCGTGGTAAAGGGCAAATCTTTTCTTTGCGAAGTAGCAATCGATGTCGTGAGTGTTGGAGGTGTAGCAGCCGCCTCTGCACTCATCTAAAGCTTCGCAGCTTTGACATTCGAGGCTGTCGTAGAAACGTCTCGGCGAAAGCTGAGGAACGGCTTTAATCGGTATCACCTTCTGAAAGATGTTTCCCGTGATGTTGGATGCGTCGTAGTTGTGGTGACAGGCGTAGACGTTCCCATGCAGATCAACGCTCAGCAGTTCGTCTCGTACGCACATGGGCCCTACACGGGACTTCACTTTGTTTCGATGGTAGAGAAGCTGAGAACACTGCCAAGCGGCCCATGGGTCACCGATACGTGCCATCTCAATGACAGTTTCCAAGTGCTTGCAGAAGGCGTCCACGTCCTCTCGTGTCATGTAGTAGTCACTGCGGCACCCGTCATTTGCTCGTAAGAAGTGCACTGCGACTTTCGGATAGCGACCGTATTTTTCCTGCAAGCTGTAGAAGAGATCTCTCGCACCCCACATATCTGTTTGAAAGTGGTGAATCAGCAAGGAAATCGAAAACTCTTTCAGTCGAAAAATGCGGCTTAGCTGCTCGTCAGTAAAGCGGCCGTCATGCCAAGAGACCACGGTAAAAATGTCCGGATTGGCATTAGCGTAGTCAACGTAATCGTCAGTGAGGGAGCGTCCATTTGTCGTAACTGTGGACTGCTCCGGTGTGGTACCCTCATTTTTAAGGGTACCATGCAGAGCCTTAATTCTCTCCCAATAGAGCATCGGCTCTCCACCCCAATAGGCGATCCGCTCTATGCGATCACCCTTAAGGTAATCCGCCAATTTATGTGCGAATTCAACCGGGTCGGCCTTGTGATCTGCAGGTGACTTCTCATTGGTCTGGAGACAGTACCCGCACTTCATGTTGCAGGCGCTCCCGATCAAGAGGTTGACGTACTTAATCATCAGAGACCACCTGAACCGTAGCCTCGGCCCTGGAGGTGTAAAACCGATGGTTAATCTTGATTCGCATCGTTTCACCGGCCTGAAGACCTAAGGCGCAGGCTCGGAAATGTCCCACTCCGTTTGTGACCGCAACGCGCTTATGAGGTGCGTAACCATCAACAGCCTCTACGATGTAGCCGTCCCATGTCACGTCTGTTGCGACTGCGTGAGTCTTACCGTCCTTAAGTGTAAGTGTGAAATCAACCCAGCCATCCGGCGCCACCGTCTCGGAAGAAGGAGTAAGACTGTACTCAAGATTCAGCCACTTGGAGGTGGTCCCGGTCATCACGTCGGCGGCTGTCCAAACTTCACCCAGGTCTTCAAGGTTGGTAATTACAGTCGTGTCTTCCGCGGTCGTAATAGAGCGGGCACATTCTGTCAGGGGCGCATTCGGGTCTCTAACCCAAAGATCAAAGGCCCACATCCCGCCCTCATGTCGAACGTATTCTGCTGTGTTTCGACAGTCGAAGTAGGTCAATGCTCCCTTGATGATTGCATGAAGTCGGTTATTGTTCAGCCAAGTGACAAAATGAGCTCCGGGAACCCAAAGTTTTTGGAATTCCTGTACTGTTTTGTCGATGATAATCTCCGCAAGAATACAATAGTCTTCACCATTGATTTGATAAAACCTGTTCGCTTTTCCCGTGTAGCCTCTTTCGCCAAGTTTCTGAGTTGTGGTCAGCTCTTCAATCGGAGAAGCCGGTGTATCTTCCGGTACCTCAAAAAAGATTTTTTTGTCCAGTACTCGAAAAGCCGCTCTAGTTTCATCTATTGCGATAGAAAAATGATCGTAAGGTAAGGTGCTTGTTACTACGTGTCGTTTATATCCCATGTCTTATCTCCTGGACCTACATTCCGTCATCCCCGCAGTCGCAGTTTCCGGTATCACAATTCGTATAAATCGGTTTGTTTAGGTTTGAACAGTTCGGCCCGTGGCAGTTGCTTGTGATCGTGCACTTGTTGCACTTAACTTGACCGCACTGAACTTGAGTGCATTGCACTTGGTAGCAATGAACGTTGTTGCATCTAGAGCACTGGGTGCAATAGGTACAATGCGTGCAGTAAGTGCAATGTCCCGTCTTCCAGTTGAGGTCGTTTTGTAACTGGCTCACCTTTGTCAGATTGGCCCAATAGCCGACGTCGTCCGTAAGCTGACTGACTTTAGTCAAAACGCTTTTCTTCCACAGTCCTATACCGTCAGTCAAATCAGAGAGTTTTGTCGGCAAGCCGCTTTTTCTAGCCACCGGGTGTCCCGTTGTTCCATCGTGAACTACAAGCGTCTTTTTAGTTGTGTCAACTGTAATTTCTCGTTCGGCTCCGACAAAGGTCTCATGCTCAGTCGTTGTCCCTCCACGGAGCAAAATTGTTCTGGTCGTCATGAAAGTCTCCCGGGAACAAGGACATATCCATTCCCGAATTTGACGATGGCTTCTCTTTCTGCGATCGGACATACTGTCGGAGTATCCGCAGGCATTGCAATCGATGGAATGAACCAGCCACAATAATCGTGTTCCTCTGAGTACCTGCCTCTGACTCCGTTGTCTGCAAGAATGATTTTGTTCGGATCAAACTTACTGTTAATACAGGCGCAGAGCTTGTAACTTCTGCGTTTCGTCCTGAACATCACCATCGGGTGATCGTCGGTAACCCGATTCTTTCCGCGGCCCTTCATTTGGATTGCTCGTCTAGAGCCTAAGTGTCCATGGCTGACGCCTACTACCTTAACCGGCTTTCCCAACCAATCAATGATTTCGTCTCCGATCAGAATGTTGTGAACATCTATTAGGCCCTTGCTTGTCTCCAATTTTCCTGAGACAAAGCAACTGTCGTCTGTGCAATTGCAGTCGCACTTGGTGCAGTAGCTATAAACCGAGCACTGAATCGTCGTGCAATTCACCGTCGTACAGTTGATGGTCGTGCAGTTTATGGTCGTACAGTTATGACAGTTGGAGCACTGTTGGCAATATGTACAGTGCGTGCAGTAGGTGCAATGCCCGGTGAGAAAGCCGCTGTCATTTTGCAGCTGGCTGACTTTTGTCAGAGCACCGGTCGCCCAAAAGCCTTTGTCGTTTGTAAGCTGAGATAGTTTGGTCAGCTCGTCTGAGCGCCAAACGCTTAAGTCATCTACCAGCTGAGATAACTTTGTCGGTACCTCGGCCACGCGCGCCAAGAGGGCACCTCCGGGCGTCTCCCCATCATGAAGACGAATGGTGTGGAGATCATCGTCGATCGTGATCTCCTTGAGAGCACCGGTGAAGACTGCACTATCTTCACTTGAGCCATGCTTCCATTGGATTACTTTTGCCATTTTGCTTTACCTTTAAGAGCAGTGCGTACAGTGGCCGCAGTGTGTGCAGTAAGTACAGTGTCCTGCGATATAACCTTTGTCGTTTTGAAGCTGACTGAGCTTGGTTAACTCGGCCTGTTTGAGATACTGGACATCCGGTGTTAGCTGAGAAAGTTTTGTCAGGTTTCCGCTTGATCGGTAGATGTCGTTTTCCAACTGGTTTGTATTGGTAGGAACGTCCAACTCCTTTGCCAACTCGTGGCCGCCGGGTGTTGTACCATCGTGGACTCGGATTCGATTGTTCGTCGTATTTACAGTGATCTCCCGATCGTGGCCGACAAAAAGCTCATGCTCTACAACCGTTCCTCCGCGAAACTGAATAACCTTCAGAGGCATTAGCTCAGCCCTCCCAAGTCAACGGTGTCAGGCATCGTGCCTGTCGCTCCAGTTAAACCTCGCGGGATTTTTAAAAGGAAACTCGGTGCTTCGTCCGTTCCGGTTTTTTCAACGGAAGGCTCTGAGTTCGCATCCAACATCTGTATCGAGATAGAGATTTCAGGTGTTGTTCCGGTATCTCCTTTACTTCCCGTATCCCCCTTGGGAATTCCGAAAGTAAAGACCGGAGCCTCGGATGTACCTGTCTTAGTAACGGTTGCTGATGCACCTTCAGATAACGATGCAGCTTCGACGGAAATTTCCGGAGTCGGTCCCGTATCTCCCTTAGGCCCGACTAGTTCTCCCATGTTTTCCCAGTGAGCTTCTTCTGTATCGGTTGCTGCAACCCATGTATAGAGGTTCATTCCGGCTAAGACAAGCTGACCAACAGTTCCCTCAGCAGGGAGACTTTCTGCATTCACTACCACAGCATCAGGTTGAATACCGTCTCCTTTATCACCTTTTTCGCCTTTAAAACTTCCTTGTTTCGGCGACAGAGTTGCCGTAGTTTCAGTAACGGCCGTAATCCCGAAGTAATCCCCTATCCGATTTACAACGTGGTCTCCGACCTTAATGTTGACAGATGGAGATATTGCTTCCTTAGGCACCGTCATTCCGGAAGAAGCCTCGGCCATGTATCGGAAAGAGAAGCCAGCTTCAGCATTGGACTGAAGAACCGTCTGCTTGATAGATTCCAAGCTTGTTGCAACAGAGGCCGCACTTTCCACCGCTTCTAAGTTCTCAGCTACAGTTTGAATTGCCTCAACCTTAGGGCTAAGCGCAGTGATATCGTCGGTAGCTTGTGCGACTTTTTTAATGTTGCTGGGTTCAGAGGATAAGTCCTCTGCTACAGTCTTTACATCATCCAGGTTTGCGTTTACAGCCTTAACCTTTTCAATATTGTCTCCAACCGGGTGAATACAGTCATCAATATGGTCGGCAACTTTCTTGATATACCCGTCTTCGACTTTGGTTTCGCCGTCAATATCCGTATCTGTAATTGATCCAAGGTCAAGTGTTTCTGTCTCAAACCCTCTTAGGTCGGAACCAACACGATGGATCTCATCGATGTGCTGTCGATTGATTTGCAAATCAGGAAGATGCGGAACTAAAGCATCCACCTCTGCTCCGATGACCTCGTTGCGGGCGAGAATAACTTCCGCTCGTGCAACGGCAGCGTCAATAGCCGCTTTATGAATATCGATTTGAGCTTTAGTCTCTTGGATTTCCTGCCATGTAGATGAGACGTATAAGCCGGTAGAAACAACCTCGTTGTAGATGGTCTCAGCTCTCTGTGCGTAGTCGGCCGCTTTTTCCGCCACATCCAAAAGGTCAGTCATCACCTCTTGAGGGGTTTTCTCGGACGTAATCGGGACGATAAGACAACGGCGCATCTGTTCGAGAATCTGCTGAAGCTGAATGACGCGACGATCTTCTTCTTTATTGATTGACGTTGGGCTAAAACTCCCATACATCGTCAAATTCAGATTCTGGGTATACGGGACCCCGCTGCAGATTGCGAGCTTATGCCCGCTGGCAAGTGCAGTCTTAAGCGTCACGCGTCCGCCCGGCGTCGTGTTTTGGTCAGAGTTGAGCGTGCAGGTGTAAGCGTCTTTGCTCAGTGTCGTTTCCTTCTCGTCTGCGTCAGCCACAATGACGACAACGTCATCGGCGCTCAGCATGTAGAAGTCAAAATCAAACTGAGTCTGACCCGTGCCGGTAAACGGCCCCGCTTTGCGATTACTTTCAGGAACCATATATCTATCCTCGATTTGAAGAAAAATATAAAAGTCCCCAAAAGTTCAATGCGCACTATTTCATAATCTCCCAGCGGTCCTTGGATTTGGCCACTCGCGGCAGTCGCCCGGGCATTGCGCTCGTCGGCTGCCACCAGTATCCCGTGCCGCGCATCCTCATGGATTTGCGTTCCATGCGGCGGTGGTATCCGGGGTTCATCATCTCCTGCAGTTGGTTAAAGACCGCATGGTTTAGGAGCTGTTTGGTGTACCAGAGATTAACCATCGGGATGTTGCTCTTGGCAAAGCGCAGGACATTGGCACCGATATCTCGATCGTCCTTGTATTTGTCATAGATCGTATAAGCGTCCAGCATGGAGGAGAAGACCGGGCCAAAGGCGTTGTAAATATTCGGGTGCCCGTACTTGTAATCGCCCAAGGCGGAGACAAAAATATCTCCGGCAAAACCGGCACCGCCTCCGGACGTAAATGCACGAAGCCAAAAATCATTAGTCCAGGGGTCTTGAACATCCTGGCCGTTGAGCAGATCTTTAAACATATTGGATACCGCGGCGATCATGGTGGTGCCTGCGATCAAAGCGCCGTAATACTTCGATCTCGACCACACCGCGCTCATAGTGCCGTCGGTTCGCTTTTTATACCTGTACAGATCCCCGGATCTCTGGATGTGGCGTGTGAGCATTGCCGTCGGAAAACTCTTGAACAAGAAAAAGCATTGCCATGCCTCACCGGCGATTGTGCCTCGAGCGACGCCCCAGTTGGATATTGCCCGGGTGTAGAGGTCCGGTTGTAGGGAGGCCATATGCGCGTCATCAAAAACAAAGGCCAAATAATCCGAGGCGTACTTCTCCAGGGCGTGCCGAGAGATTCCAAGCGTGGCCAAGTCCGCATCCGAGATATTAAGAATGCTGTTCTTAGTGACAAACTCAGCATCGCCGAACTTCTCAGCCGGCGCCTTCTGAATGACCTTCCAGAATGTCTCATCTAAGCCGAAGTTCTCCAGGCGCTCTCTCAACCAGCCGTCACAAGTATTCCAATCGTATTTCCTCGCGTTCGTGTAAAACGTCATGGCAGTGAGCGCAGCACCTCTTCTGATGCCGTCCGTCCACTGCGACAAAAGGGAAGCCCTCATGGTTGCGTCTGCCAATTTGGAGGTTACGCCCTGGCTCATATTGTCCGTGACGAATCTGTTGGCGGCAGAGTTAAAGACATCTCCGATGACACCTGCTTGAGCGGCAAAAGCAATATCTCTCTTATCGGCCGGGTTGAGAGACTTTACTAAGAACATCGCGCTCTGAGCAAAGGGCATTTTGTTGACTCTACACATGTGGAAGTATGTGCCGATATCGGACAAGCTCGTAATAAATGCTCCGCCAAGTTTGCCCGCAACTTGGAGATTACGGACGCCCTGGGCGATTGCGGCCAGGGTTTCATTCTGGATGCCTCTGCTGCCGTTAAGGTTTTTCCACATTGCGTTGAGCATGAGGTGGTTAGTCGAAACCTTCTTTCCGGATGCATTATTGGATTGATTATTGAGGATCTCGGTAGAGCGATTCAGCGTGTTAAATGTAGCGGTAGGACTCGGCCCCATTTCCTCCAGGAGCGTGATGTCCCGCGACATCGCACTGACGTGCGACAGCATGGTGCCGAAGATTGACGGGTTCTGCCCAAACATACGGTTATATTCGATCCGGGCCTTGTAGTCCTTGAAGTGGATCGTTCGGTGCTCCTGACGCTGTTCCGACTTCGCTTTAACTCTGCTGCTCGGTTTTGCGTCGGCCGCGTTCTGGTGCTGATCTCCGTTCTCAGTAATGGAGAGATACGCTTCCCGGAGGACGTTCTTAATTTCGAGGTCGTTCATTTGCTCCAGATTGTCGTCGAGGTACTGAGTTTTATCCAGGCGCTCGAAAACATAGTCGACCCACGCGTCACGGTTGGCGGCAAAATCGTGTTTTTTAAATACCTGTGTTGCCGCCTTTACTCTTGCCGCAGTTCGTCCGGCAAAACTCTTCGGCGTTTTTTCCGCCAGGATTCTGGCTGCGTTAAGCACCTTGCCCTGATTGTGGGTCTGCGGCATGATCCAGTCTTCACGGGATCTGATGTCTCCGCCCGCACGGTTGTAGCGCTCACGCATTTTCTCCGTACATTGAATCCAGGCCTGCGCCGCTTTCTTATAGTCTGCGTTCTTGGTGTCGACGCCGGAGATCTCTGCCAGGATGCCCGCGACCGCATCGTCGTTTTCGATCATGCCGAAAAACTTAGGGCAAGCGGCCTGGAGCGTATCCACTAGCTCCGAGGCATATTCCTTCGATACGCCGACGGCGTGCTTGTCGACTTTATCCAAATACCTCATGGCGGCCGAGTTTGCGCTCAAGCCCTTGGCCCGCATGTCGGCGGTGTAGTTCTGCATAGCGGCGAGCGCGATCACCTGGCGCTGTGCATTGACCTTCATACGGGTGGCCCGGTACTGCATATCCTGTGCCACGAGCGCGGCGGCCTTGGCAACATATTGGTCTTTGGTCAGGTTGGGCTCGGTTTTCCGGATATTGAGCACCTTGCTTTTGATGTTAAGGACAATGTCCTCGCCTTCCTTGGCCGTTAGCTGTCGGCCGATAACTTGGCTAACCGAGTCTAAACATTCTTTCTTTAAGCCTTTTGCCATTTTCTAATCCTTAATCGAAGGCGTTATTGGTAAACATACAAAGCGCGGCGCGGGACATTCCGCTTGCGTCCTTCTCCAACTGCTCAGCCGCTGCCAGGTCACCAGCTACCATCTCACGCGGTGTGGTCTCGTTGCCGTTCTCATCCAAAATCGGCATATCGCCGTACTTCTCCATGTCGAGGTCAAAGCGACTTTGGACAAATTCGTCATCCGTCATAACGCCCGCCAACTTGCTTTGATCCGGCGCCTGCTCGGTCTTAATGCCTAAAGTCTCCAGGCCGTCTTTAATCACGGCCTTGGTCTCATCCGGCAAATTGGTGTTATCGACAACTTGAGTGACCGTCCGGCCGAGGTCTTCGCCAAATAGGCTCGGGGAGTCCGCTTCGGTCTTGGCCGCGATTTCTTTATCGGTTGCGAGCATTCGGGCGTAGACGGCTCGGACCTCAGGCGTCAATTCGACGTCTAGGTCTGCGGCCGATTTGTAGATCGACACGAGCCAGTCCTTGAACTGCTTGAAGATCGCTTCCAGCCTGGAGGACGGTGCAACACCGTCACGGAGGTACTGCTCAAAGCCGCGGGCAAACTGCTCATGGAATTGCCGCTTTTCTTCGAGCGATAAGCCGTTCCATTCTTCCAGGTCCTTAAGGCCGAACCAATCCATCAGCGTCTGAATGTCGGCCCTCACCTGCTCGGGTGCGTCGGAGCGCATTACCACGTCCGTCATGACGTCCAGGAAGTAGTGCCCGGACTCATGGACGAAAGTCGATTCGTCGGCAGTTCCGAACAAAGTAATCATGCGTTCGGCAGGCGTGTACATGCCGCGAGTCTCATCCCCTGATTGAGGATAGCCATTGTTTTCCCTTGACGGATCTTTTATACTGGAATCCTTGTCTAGAGCGGAAAATTTGTCGCCTGCCGCCGGGTGTCCCTTCGGGGATACGACTGCATCGTGAGGGTTCTTCGATTTTTCGGAGAGGGTGTCCACGGACAAGGTAACCCTATCCATTTTGCGATAGGGTTTTTTATTTCTTGTTCTATGCAACGATTTGTAGAGCTGGAGTTTGCCGCTCCCCGTCTCTTCTAAGTTAATAGCGAGCAAATACGTCTTTCCTATCAACTTCGTAAAAATTACTCCGTTTCTTCTTACTCCTTTTTCATTGACCCGAGTATCTCTAATAACTTCGTCCGGGTTATTGATGATGTTCTGAATCTGGAGATAATCTTCTGGAAGAACATCGGGCGCATGGTGATTTACAACATGGTCTAAAAAATAAGCCTTAGACGTGTAAACACGGGGATCTGTTACTCTATCCCCGAAAATCGCTTTTAAGTAGGCGTCCGGGACAGTGGCTATATCTTCTAATTCTGTTCCGAAAATAGCCTCAATTTCGCCGCGTGTTTTTCCTCTAGCGGTTTCAATTTCCGACGGCTTCAGCCATACCTCTAGCCTTTCCTTCTGACTAGATACTCTCGACTGGAAAAGGCCTTCGGCGGTTTCCTTCCCGCCTTTGCGAACCTTGAGCGCATAGCGTTTCTCCAATTCGTCCGCGCTCATGCCTAACCGCTCTCCCAGTGTTCTGTAGAAAGCGTCGTAGAGGTCAGCAGAATAGGCCGCGAGTTTTTCTTTAAACCCGGCGCCCAGGAGCTGGTTAAACACACGATCTCTGAAGGAGTCGAACTGCGTTCTCAGCGTTTCCGGATCGACGCCTTCGCCTGAGACATTAACCGGCTCGCCATCGTCCAACTGTTCCCGGGCAAGTTTCTCGTCGGCGATTGACTTGTTGATATCGCCGTTCATGCCTGAGGGTTGATCGCCCTCGATTACGTCAGCGTTACGGAGCTCCATGGCGGCGTCCACCGCGCTCGGAGTGATCGAGTCGATTGCTTTATCCAGCGCGCCGAACTCGCTTTTGACCTGATTGAAAACCTCGTCGCGGCTGACCTTACCGAATAGGCCTTCGCCTCCGCTCTCCTGTGGGGCCACCTCGTTGAATCGAGCTAGGGCGTCTTTGAGCCGCTCCGGATTCTTCGATAAAAGAATGTCCCTAAACCAGGCTTGCACCGGCGTGGCCTCAAAGAAAGATTCCGTGATCTCGCCTTCGACCTTTTCGCCGTGAATCTTGCGGGCCTCTTGTTTGGTCTGCATGTAATCGGCGAGCGCCTCCATGAGGTCGCCTGTTACGTCATACTCCTTGCCTTTTTTCCTAAGTCTTACAACGTCAAGGGCGGCCCCTTGAAGAACGTCCATTATTCGTTTGTCTTTAGGATCGTCAGCTATAAAACGGTTTATGAATTGATTGTCCGGATAGGCCGCGGCGAAAATAGCCGGACGCATTCTTTGCCGGACATTGTCGTAGATAACTTTGCCGTTAGCATCTATCAAACCTTCTTTATCCGGAGTTCTTCTGACAAATTCGTCCATGCTTTTGGTTGTCGGCTTACCGTCTTGCGTAAACTCAACCTCCTCCAGGCGCACATTCCGCGCGTCCTGGGCGGCCTGCTCTGCGGGATTCAATTTCAGCGTTCCGGTACGGTTGGACAATTCGCCGACGCCTTCCTTAACGTCCGCATCATCCATCACACGTACAAGAATCGGCTCGCGCATCTTCTTGACCGCGCGGCGGCTGATGCCGAATTCTTTTAAGACCTTGGTCAATTCCTCTTTGTACTTCGTGGCCTTGACGTTGCGATAGGCTTCCTGGAGGCCTGCGATACGACCGTTGCCCGCGATAGCACGGGCGCCCTGGACATCGGGATTTGTGAAATTGGCATTGAGACTGCCGTCGACACTGTTAGAGGTCATCACATCGCTTGCCTCAATCAGGGCATAGCGCATCGTGGTGCGGTCGCCGTTGGTGTCCGAGACTGTAACCGTCTTACCGAGAATGGCCGAGGAGTCTTCCGGCAAATACGCGATCACGGGCGTACCCTCGCCCAAAGTTGCACCATTGCGCAAGCGATTGAAGTCCGGAGCCTGCGCGATCTGCTGCATCTGCAAGCGGCTTTCTTTACCGCTTCTGTCGCGGTTCTGAATGGACTCAAGCACACTCTTATTCATGCGGCTTGCCTGACCTTCCACGGGTGCGGCCGGAGCCTCAGCCTGGGCCTTTTCCGCTGCTTCTCTTGCGGCCCGGACTCGAGCACCTCGTGCGCCGAGAAGGCCGAAACCTGCGCCCATGAGGGCGGATGTTGTTAGGCTTACAGGATCGAAAGGATCGTACTCTTTGGAGATAACCGAATAGTCCGCGTTATCCAGGACGAACTTAATCGCCGACTGCTCAGTGATGTCAGTTGCGGGATTGACCAGGGCGCCGAAGGTCGCAGACTTCAAATAACTTGTGCCGAGGGAGGCGGGGAGCGCCATGCCGACAGCGTTTGTCACGCCTGTAATCAAGCCCGCTTTCGTGGCCGTCTCTGTATCCACGCCCTTGTCCTGGAGCTTATCTTTCTCATAACGTCCGAGGTCGGCGCCGAATAGCGCACCGCCGAGGAACGGATTGCCGCCGGCGAGAACGGAGTATCCGATACCCTTGGCCAAAGAACCGGTCAGACCGTAGAGGATCATAGCTGCCGTCCCTGTGGTCTCTGGGTTCGGCGTGTAGTCGTTCTTAATCTTGAGGCGCGCCTCTTTTGCGTCTTGCCTCAAACGATTGGCGATTGCATCCTTATCGATATTGAGGTCAGGCGCAAATGGGTCTTCCTGTTGGGCAAGGTAATAGTCATCGTCCTCAACTTTGAGCGCGACGGCCTCGTTAACGTCGGATTTGGTGGCTTCCCATTCTTTCCCAAACGACTGGCCAATTGCGCTCCAGGAGCCCTCGAAAAGTCCGGGCGTCAATGCTTCGCCGCTTTTTTCCGGAGCGCTGTACTGATTGATGACCTTGGCTTCTTCATTGGTCAGTCCGAAACGATTGATCCAGCTCATTTAATTCTCCGGGAAATTGTGTCGTTAAGGTCAAGGCGGAAGGGCTCACCTTTTTCGTCGGTTACATAGCGCAGACCGTCGCGGATAAAGTAGACACCGTCGCCTACCCATTTAAGAGGCGCGGTGTTGATGAGCCTGGCAGACTGTTCCGGAGAAATCACTTGATTCCGATAAACGAGCTTTTTACCGCCTTTCAAGAAGTCCTTGCTATAGTCCAGAAGGACGTCTTCAAAAGATCCGAGCTTGGTAAAGGTCATCAGGTTCTTACTCGCCTGTGAGAGTCTGGACGGCAAAATAATCTTTGCTCCGTTGTGCTCTGTCACCGGACCGATCACGTTTTCAATCGACGTATCCACATCGCTCGAGCCGCCCGCTTGAAGGGCATAGGCATGATCGTTCAGCACGGCGTTGATGAGGTCCTCGTACTCGGGACTCCCGGGCGGGATCGGCAACACACCGTCCAACTTCTGACGAATTTCCGGCTCGTCCTTATTGGCGTCATTGACTTTGTTTCTACGGTAGTAATTGCCCTTGATTTGACGGAGCGCACCGTTATTCTCTCGGCCCTGGGACGTTGAGGCAACACCCAAAGCGATAGCCAGAAGGTGGTGGTTCTTACCAATATCAGTTGCTAATGCCGCCAGGGCTCCGCTATCACCGGTGACCGGATCAAAGATCGCGTCGGAGAGTTTCTGTGCGTACTCCGCCTGGTGGTCCTCGTCCATATTGGCGAAGGCTTGGCATAACCCTGTGGCCTCGGTTTTTGTGAGAATATGCGCGTCAGTACCGAATCGCCGGGCCACATCCTTGTAGCTGCTGATGCGGTTGGTGAGCTCTCGGATCGCCAGCGTCTGATTGCTCCAATCCTGGATAGGCTTAAAACCGAGTTCCGGGATGCCCTCGATCGCAAAGCGCATCGGATCCTTGGCTCGCTCGGTCTTGACCTTCTCTGCGGCCTTATCCCACGTGGTCTTCTGCTCCATGCGGGTGGCGTACTCAGGATCATCTTTCTGAGGCGTGAGCGCTCTGCTCGTAGCGTCCATGTCGCCTACAGACATCGCCGGCATGGAGTGGATGGCGGCATTGAGCTGTGCCTGCTTCTCCACCTCGGCATGCATCCGGATGCCCTCGTCCTGGCCATAGACGCTAATGAAGTCAGCGACATCGGGGAGCTCGGCTACGTCGCCCGTGTTGATCGCACGGGATAAGACGTTGTCCACGGAGCGTTTTAACTCGACCTTGGCCTGCTGAGCCTGCTGGCCGCGTCTTTGCCTGGAGGCGCGGAAGAGTTTAATTTTGTCTGGGAGCGGCAGTGCGTCGATCACGGGATCGCCCGTCTTGACATTCGGATTAAAGGCCACGTCCTTAGACGTCAGGCGCGGAGCTTCCGCCTTCTGAGACAGAAGTTTCCCGTTATCGTCTCGGCGTTCTCCATGAGGGCCGATAAAAATGTTTTGCCCGTTCTCTACTACCCAGTGGCCTCCGACATAATTCTTTCCGTCGTGGTACTTGCTCTCGACACTAAAAGTCGGATGATTTGGCTTTTTAAACGTATCGGGGAAGTGGCCGTTTTCTGCTTGAGCCGCGCCCGCCTTCCATGCGCCTCTAAGGTCATAGTCGTAAACATCACGCTCATGGCCGATCTTCTTTGCCCATGCTTGGTACTGCTTTTCTTCGTCCTCAGTGAGTTGAGTATTAAATTTGTCGGAGTAATCGTTCTTATCGATTCCCAGCGCCTTATGGACCCCGGCGGTGATCGTCTCTTGGGAGTACGCGACCGCGCCAATCTCCTGGCGCATCATCGCGCTGATGAGCTTGGTCATCACCTGCGGGTTCTTGACGTCAAGGGCCTCTCCGGGATTGACGCCCATGGCCTTGCAGACATTACTGATGTAGGCGCGTGTCACGCCGTCGCTGGCGGCGCAGAATCTGTCCACAATGCCGTCCACGGTGTTGATACCGTACTTGGAGGCATAGGTCTTGAGAATCTTGGCCGCGGCGCAAATACCGTCCTGCGGGGTCTCGAAAATAGCATGACCGCGGGCGTCTTGACCGACCATACCGCTCCAGTTATTGCCGAAGACTTTAATGTTGAGCGGGTTGCAGAACTTGTAGCCGATCGTATTCAGCACCTTGTCCGGAACACTGGGCGGCGTACCTAAACCCGCCTGGGCGCCGGAGACTCGGACGTCAACTTTTCCGGCGGCGCGTGCAGCCGACCCTTGGGTCAGGCCAATCGCTTCCGGACCACCCATTGCGTCCACTGTTTCCTGGAGCTGAGGCCATACGCGCTCACGCAACAAAGCATAGGTCTTGCGAGATACGTCCGGACTCATCTTCGTGGAGCCGACCTGCTGGAAGTGCTTAAGCGCCCCATACGGGTCTTCGACCGCCATCTGCTGATAGGCCGAGGCATAGGCCAATGCGGCGTAGTTGTCCTTTTGTCTTGCGATCCATTCAGGACTCTTGCCGCCGATCTTGCCCTGGTAGTCAACCTCATCCATGAGGCTTGCCATCGTGCGTTCGGAGTCCGGACCGAATCCGGAGAAGGCGAAGTCATCGATCAGGGATTTGGCCCGCGTGTCCGAGACTTCCGCCTTATAGGCGGCATTTTCTTTCAGGCGGTAGCGCTGCATGGATTGATCGTAGGAGTTGATCTTCTCCAGTGCGACAGAAGTGAAAGCCTGTTTTGCGAGCGGGTTTTGCAGTTTATCCAGGCGTGTCTGATACGCCTTGTTCATGGCCTCGCGGGTCGGGTCGTAACCTTCCACTGCGGTCTTGCCCTTCATGGCGTAATAACCACTTTCCGGATTCCATTGCAGTTCTCTTAATTCCTGATCCAGGCCGTTGAGCGCCTCGTCGGCTTCGGCCTTGACCTGCTGGGCCTCGGCCTTCTCGGCAAACTTGACGCTTAAGCCGATACCTGCCTTCAAGGGCTGAGTGGCCCGCTCCATAGCGCGCGCGTAGTCGAAGGTCGGCTGGACATTTTCTCCCGGACGCGCAAAAGACTGTTCGCTCTGAGGGTTCGGAGTGTTGTTCTGATAAATGGGTACTTGCATATTTATCTGCCTAGGATCGAGGCCTTGTTGTTGATCGAAAGAGGATTGAAGTTGTAAAGCGGCGTGAAAATCGGCTGAGCCGCAGATACTGCGTCAACTCGAATTCCAGGGTCGGCCGAAGAGATTCCGTCAATACGCAAGCCCGGGTCCGCGGAGGAAATCGCGTCGATCTTCAATCCGGGATCGGCTCCGCTGATGGCGTCAACCTTGAGCGGCGTGTCTTGTGTCGGCTCTTTTGTTTTGCCCTCGGCAAGTTTTCCAAAGGCGTAGGTCATGCCCACCTGAGACAAGCCGTTGAGCGCCGTGGACATGAAGTTCAGGCCCACACTTTGTTTCTTGGCATTAAACATCAGGGCCTGGTTTTTGAAGTCGGTGGCCCGCTGGCGATAGCCCCAGGCCGCGGCATGAGCATCGGTCTCAATGCGATTCTTGTTAATCGTCTTAATGATGTCGGTGGACGCTGTAATCTGCGCCGCGCTCCCGGTACCGATCGCAACACCGTTAGCGGCGAGCGCAGCCTTCTGCCTGGCCTTGACTTGGCCTGCCTGCATCGTTTCGTGCTGGACCTTAGTCTCTGCTGCAAACAAGGTGTACTGCGCCTGCAATTCCATCGTCTTAGCATTTTCCTTGGCGATGTTTGCCTGCGCCTTAGCGATAGCGTTGTTGTAGCGAGTTGTGAAGATCGAACCGACAGCGGAAATACCGGCAGAGATTCCCGTGCCGATCATTGAAGCGGTGTTGAAACCAATAGCCATAAATCCTCCAATAGTGCGCTCAGTCTGACGCCGCCTCAGGCTTTAATGCGCACTATTGTCGGTTAGCTGATTTCTACCGTTGTCGTGATCGAAGTTATCCGGAGCGGGAGCGGCAGAGACTGCCGGATATAGACTTGGCCCTCATCGCTCCACCGAGGCTTAATCTGCAGGTCGTAAATACCGGAGCGCAAGTTTGGTGGGTACCCGGGGAGCTCGGTCGCTCGCGGCTGCATGTGGTACAGCTTTTCAAAAGAGGACCCTGCGGACACTCCGGACGATTCGTTAAGTCGTAAAGTGACCTCGGTAATATTTTTACGGTGAGAAGTACCGTAAGACATATCGTTAAGCTGGAGGTGGATCGGGAGCGTAACCATGTCAGAGTCGTATTGCAGGCCGACGTAAACCGTCGAGGCTGCATCCTCCAACACAACTTTCCCACTGACCACCTTCTGATCCGGTACGACATAACCGTCTGCCAGGATGGAAACAGTCTCGCCTTCCAGCCAGGAGAGTCCGGTGATCGTCTTTGTCGGGTTGCCCTGGTAGAAACCCGCGCAGTCAACGTAACAGGATTCCGCTCTTGAGGGCGACTGCACCTCGTGCATACGCTCGATAAATCGGACCGTCTGCCCGTTGATCCTGCGGCTGGTGACGACATACGGGATGTCCTCGTAGCCCTCGGAGACAACAGTCACGGACTCGAAACTGCCGCGAGTCTCGATTGTTGAGAAGGCTCCGATCTGCTGCTCAGGGATGTAGGTGAAGGCCAACAATACGCCGTCGCTGGAGACTGACCAAATAATCGGATTCGGCGCCTTGGAATAGTCAAGGTCGATCACGGTTTTATGATCGAATAAGTGCGGCGCTCTCAGACACAAGTCCCCGGAAATAAATCCGCCGCGCTCGTACGAGTATCCCATCTCACGAAGGTGACCGCCGCGGGCCGCGGCGTACACGCAGGCCGAATTTACGACCACGGGGTTGACCGAGCTTGCACCCTCTGCGTTCTGCGCCTTAAAGCTGATAGAGTCGGGCGTCAAGGCGTCCGTGTCCGTCGTGCCCACTACCCAGCATCCTGAGGCCGTGAGTAGGATAAGGCGGGACAACGGAACAAGGTGGCGGATACGATTGACGTCTCGGGCGTAGATTCGGGCCGAGATTCGATCGGTCGCCTGCACCGGTAAGTGATACGCCATGGAGTTCTCACTGCCTGCGGCCGTCATCCAAATATATTGCGGCTTGGTACGCGTGCCGGCAAAAATCTTGCGTTGGTCAAAATAAGAAACCGTCCCCGGATATCCGGACGCGATTTCGGAGTCGTACCGCGGCGGTGTGATACCTGAGTCCGGAGAGATTGCATCGTCGATAATCGAGGTCTCGGACGTCTGGCCGATATAGCTGTAGACGCCGCCGACGTTGCGATACACACGATACATAGCAGCGCCCGGGACGGCATTCCAGGTGAGCGTGTTGTAAGCGCCGTCCGCAAAAGGATTACAGTTGATCTCGACGGTGGCCGACAACGGGCTTTCCTCTGAAGCGTCAGCGTTCAAAGCCGTGACACCATACTTCCGCTTAAAAAGCCCTTTATTCTTTTCTTCCACATCCGGACCGATTGTCTGCGTCACGGCCAGGCCCGTAGGTGCTGACAGCGTGGTATTAAAGTTCACGTTCTCCAGGCGCCAGTCAGTCGCGCCGTGGCGCCTCAGAGTTTTGGTCGGATAGTTGATGTGCGCGATCGTAATCACGTCAATACTCTGGACGAAACTCAGCTCGAAAAGATCAGCCTCCTCATACGGAGTCGTGATTTCATACGGAGCATTGCCGGACATCAAAGTTTGCTTATGCGTATGGAAGCGGATGTACTTGTGTCCCACCTCTAAGACCATCGTCTGGTCCAGCGAAAACAAGAACGGGATCAGGCGGCATTTTCTATCCGAGTATTTCGTATGCGCCACGTACTCAAAGCCCGGGCGCCGGAAGACCGGGCCCTGAGGCTCGACGATAAAATTCTTGCACTTGGCCAGGCCCGTCTGATTCTTAGCGTCATCTACACGGGCATACATGGTATTAGAGATTTCGCCGCCGCCGAAAGAGTTTCTAAAGATTCTGACTGCCATTACACGAACCTCGCTCTAAGTTGTGCCGCTAAATACTTCGGGTGCTGGTGCGCGCTCTTCTTTGCGTCGCGCGTCTTGGCCTTGCTCAAGGCGTCTTCCGCATACTTGAGATACTTGTCCGCAGTCTGATTCTTAACCAGGGCGCCGGCAAGGTAGGCCGCCAATCGCATGACGAGGGCCTCAGTGAAGTAGCCCGGAAACATCTGCGGATTGTTCACGTAACGCGTATAGACGATCACGGCGTCCTTAACGTCTGTCAGTAAGAATATGGTGTTTTCGCTTTCGCGATATTCGATCTCGTAGGGCAGTGTAGTCTGCCAGGGTTGGCCGCCTGTGCAGTGAAGCCCCACAACACACATGCAGTCGCTTGGCAAAGAATATCCATAGCTCCACGGGTACATCGTTCTATCAAGCTCCACGTACTGCGGCGGCTTGTAGCGGCTCTGGGCAAAGCTCCAGTTAAATTGCTCCAGCAGGTAACGCAGTGCCATCGGGTAGTAGGCCGCGCACTGCTCGGAGTACTGCGAGCCGTCCGGAGGATCGATAGACGTAATGTTAGAGTCCGCACCGAGCTGAGATAGTGCGGCATTGCAGATTTCGATTTGATTAGCCATAAAAGTAAAGGCGGGTTTTATGCCCGCCTCCTCCGACAAATTTTCGGTTGTTTACTGCTGATTAGCTGTCACCGCCGGCTGCCGCAGTTGCCTTTTCTGTACGGAACTCCCAGCCCTCGCCTTCTTTGACTTGGCCGAGCTTGTAGTCGTTGCCGATCCAGGCCGTGACGGTGCCCGCCGTGACGCTTGTCGGGACGGTCACGATACGCAGGTAGCGTCTGTGCTCGAAGGGGAGCCCCACCACGATTGGATTCTTGAGCTCAGTGGGCGTGAATGCCTTAGATGTTGCGACAGTGGCAAAAGTAGAGTTATCAGCCGAGTCCTCAATCTTGAAGGCCAGGCTGGTGCCGGCCACGCCGCTTGCGGAGATACAAAGCGCCATCTTGTGACCGTTGACACCAGACTCTACCAGGGTGGAGCCGAAGTCTAAGCCGGACGAAGTAAAGGCGGTTTTGGCCTCCTTTTTGTCGGCAAGCATCATCTTAATATCGAAAACCATAACGCCTCCTATTAGGAAATTGTGATCGCGGATTCGCTTGCGTTAAGCACGTCCGTGCCGTACTGATAGATCGGAATACCGCCGAAGGACAGCATGCCTTCACGTTTGCCGAAGGTCTTGTATTCAAGCGTGTACTTCGTCTTCTCCAGAAGCTGCAAGTCGTAGATCATGCCGACCTGGTCCGTGCAGTAGATACCGACATGAGAGAAGTCGTCTGTGCGCAGGCGGTGACGTGCTTCCACGAACAACTTCAAGAGGTCAGCTGCGCCCTTGGCCGTCGTGATCTTGGAGGTATCGACGTTGGCGATACGGACAATGTTTTCCGGATTACCCGCGAATACGCCGAGGTCATAGCCGAACTCGGTTACGTATGCCGGGAACATCTTGCCGTTGGCGTCCGGAACATAGATCGGAGATTTCTGAACTTCGACGGAGATACCTGCTGCACCGCCGTTTTCCGGGAAGAACAGAGTCATTTCTTCCGGGTGCCAGTTAACAAAATAGATCGAAGTGAGTGTGCTCGTCGAGCCGCTAGCCACTGTACCGCCGGCGTCAACGATGGAGTTCTTCCAGGCGCCGTTGTCTTTGTCCGGCAAAACGATATTTGCCAGGCCTAAGCAGTCTCTCGGATCTTTATCCGGATTGCCCTGGAAGACACGTTTGACCATACCGCGGGTTAAGCCGCGGGTAAACATTTGGTCCTTGCGGGCGCGATACGGTGCTCTGTCTTTCTCCGGCATTCTTTCAAGCTGGAGCTTACCGATCACGGAGCGGTCGCGGGCAATGCAGGACGGATAACGTACCGCGCGGCCGGTCGGGGTGGATGCATCCCAGCCTTCGTTAATACCGACGAGCTGGCCTTCCGGATATTTATCCGCCAGTGTGCCTTTCATGCCTTGACCGTCGTTGCCGCGAACCATGGTGGCGCGGTCGAAAAACGGCTGATAATCTCGGACCGTCTGAATGAAAACTTTCTTTGCTACGTCGCTGTCCGGAACGAGCGACTGCCATTCGGCCATCGTGACGGGCGTCATGCCACTGAAAACGTCTGCCATTTTTACTCTCCCAAATTAACCATAAATGTCTTGAGGTGTGATTGCTCCGGATACCCTGCCTTTGGGCGGAGTATCTTCGCTGATTGCCGCGCCGACTCTTGCTAGGAGTTTGATAAAGCCGGGATGCGAGCCGATAGGCAGCGAGAACAGTTCTGCGACATCAGCGTCATAGTTGCCGTCGGCGCCTTTGCCGAAGCGGTCTCTGACCTTAATGGCGCGCTGGATAGAGGCGTCGTAATTAGAGCCGCCGATTTCGGCGTCCTTCTTAGCCTTCTCCAGCCACTGGCCGCTGACCTTGTTAATAAACTCAACCTGCTGGGAGACCATCACGGGCGTGATCTCATCGATTACGGCCTGGGCCTTTTCCTGCGAGAGATTGAGCTTTTTGGCGATACCCTTAAAGGAGTCGACCACCGCGCCGTTAAGCTCTACACCCTCGGGTGCTTTGAAGTCGGCATAACTTTCAGGTGCCGCATCCTCTTTCGCTTCCTGCTTCTGTCCTTCCTGACCTTCGGCCTTCTTGGCGTCGTCTGCCTCGGGCTTAATCTCAAGCGGGTTGCTTACCGTTTGAGCGGCCTTAGTTTCGGGCGCCGGAGAAGTTTCAGTCTTCTCAGTGCCGGTCTCCTTTTCAGTCGGAGTGGTGGTCTGAGAAGACTGCCCCTGGTCCAAAGGAGAAGACTGTTGTTCATTCTGCGAAGGAGGTACTAACGTCTCCTGACTGGTGTTTTGGGAGCCGCTGTCATTTTCTGTACTCATCCGATATCTTCCTTATCTCGGTGTATTGTTCCGGGCAATAGGCCATGACGTAGCTCAGCACGACAAGGCCGAAGGTTTTCTTTCCCTCTTTGTTCGCCATCGTCAAGGCGTTGGTGTCAAAAGAGGAGGAGAACAAGGCGCAGTCGGAAAAGATTTTGTTAAACACTATCTTTCCGTCCCGCGTGCCCAGAAGGCGGATGAGAGACTCTTTAAAAGCCTCTTCAAAGCTCGCTTTCTGCGCTTCTCGTTCTTGTCTTTCTTCCTTGAGCTTCGCTTCGTCAAACGGATTGCGAATCTTTCCTGACATTTAAAACCTTCAATAAAAATCAATGCGCACTTTTTTACTGCCCCATCTCGGCCTGGAGCGCCTCGACGGCCTGACCCGCCATGGTGTCGCCGCCCGCGGGGACCTTGCCCAACTTGCTCAAGGCGTCCACGCCCTGCTGCGCCTGTTCCTGCTGCGCCATCTGCTGTTGCTGCTGAGCTCTCTGCTGCTGAATCTGCTGCACCTCTTCGTCCGAGCGCAGTAAGCTCGGGCTCACGCCTTTCTTGTCGAAAATGATCTTGATCGCGTTATCCAGATTGATGCGGTCGAGCACCGACGGGTCAACTTGCGCCAGCTGGCAGACTTGCGTAATGGCCTCCATGTCGGTGTTGGCCTGGACCTCTTTCTGAGATCGGGCAAGCATGGAGGTGTACTCAATGTTTAACTCAGTGCCCTGGAGCTCCTGGGGCGGAGGCGGAAAAACTCCGGCGCGGGAGAGGATCGAGAAAATGCGGCCGATAAAAGGATTCAGAACCTCGTTGTTGAACCGAGACAAAATCGGTCCGAGCATGATGAGTTTTTCCTCCTGGAGTCTCGCCACAGCGGTCGCGGTCATGCGCGCGATCTCGGCCTGGTTGGAGAGCATGAGGAAAAGGTCGGTAAAGAATGCCGCCTTGATTCTGCCTTGAACTTCTTGGATGTCCACGGTGATCGGGTTGATGTTTCCGACCGCAGTGGTGGCGTTATTCGACTGACTGCCGTTGGTCGGCATGTCTACAAAACTTAAGCCTCCGGGCGCGAAGTCCAGCTCGGCGTCCTTGGCCGACGTCGGCAGAAGTCTCGGAGGATCGACGATCAAGTCAATAGCATTGCCCTTTTGCATCTGCTCGTGCTTGAGCTGGCGCACGTCGCCGAGCGCGGTCATGCCGGGAGATTCACAGGAATATGTATCAGTCGAGATTGCTCCCCAGCGGCCGACGATCGCCGGAAATTCGTTGTACCCGGACTCCAGCAGAATGGAATGCTCATCGCTGTCGGCGTCGACCAACATGTGCACGGCCCTAAAGGGCATGTTCTTGTTGTCTTGCTTGGTAATGTCGCGATCGTATCTTGGCTCAATGGCATGGATGACAGCTTTCTCTTGGTCGTACTGGCGTTGGTCATAGAGCGCCTTAATGCCGCGCGGCACATTCTCATAGCCATACTGCTGAACGATTTGCGCGACCGTCATCATCAGCTCGCGATACAGAGTATCCGGAATGCCCTTATGGTTGCAGGCGATCGCATACTCGCCGATTGTGAACGGGTAGCAGTAAAAGCCACGCTCATCATCCTCCTGAATCATCATGGCGGCCGTGCCGTAGAGACTGACCTCAAGCCAGAAGTGATGTAGGCTTTGGTAGGCGTTCGTTCTCGATAGGCCCATGTAGATGACCTGGGACACATCCGCGAGCCACTGCTTCACGGCCGGAGACTCATCCAGTGTGGGACTGCCGGTCGTGAGATAAAACCACTGCTGGCTAGGGTCCGTAAGTCCGGACATCAATCCGGAGGACAATAGGTTGCTGGCGCCGGTAGCCGTATTGTCGAAAATCTCATTGAAGCGTTCGCGCGCCTCGTTCTTCGGTCCGCGCAGCAGGAATTTGCCTGTTGCCGGGCGAATATGCGTGGCGATACTTTTCCACTGCGGGATAAAGGGATCGCGCTCCGTCTCGAGCTTTTGCCAGCGCGACAGGATGTGCGCACGTAATTCCTTCTTGTCCATCGGTGCCTCGCTTTTAGGCTCCGAGCTTGTTGCCCTTGCCTAAGGTCAGATCGGAGTTATTGATGCCCTCGGGCCCTGTCAGCAGCGTCGAGCCTCCGGATGCGTTCTGATCTAAGTTCTGCTCATAAATGCTGGAGACATCGGCCTCTTTAGCGTTCTGGCGGCGCATATCCTCGCGGGCCTTCGTCTGAGTAATCTCGTTATTGCGCTGTGCTTCCTTGGCCGCGGCCTTCTGCTGGCGGGCCTGCTTGTTGCTCGCCATAACGGAGGCGGCGGTACCTACCGCGGCCACGCCGGCACTGATTGCTACAGCTGTAGTGGCAGAAATTGCTCCGCTCATATTCATTCTCCCCGTGACATTAAAAGATCGGTTTCGTCAGTAAATTCGGCCTCTGCTTCCAGGAGCGTCTTGGCCCGGGTAGCAAAGGACATGGAAATAGTGGTGTTCTCGTAGGCGACAAAAATCTGTCTGCGGCCTGCCGAGGCTCGGAAAATATGTGTGCCTTTTAAGCGGACAGTCCTGCCGCCGCAGGTCATGGCGAAGTCCCCGGTGACCATGATGACCGTCGGGATCTTGATTAAGGCGCCGGCGATCGCCACGCCTTTGGGGACTAAGCACGTGCGGCAATACATGCCGGCATGAATGAAGCTTTTGGTCTTAATCTCGACCTGGGGCGCCGCGCGCATTTCCTCGACGCCTGCGGCCATAGCCTCCAGTTCTCCGGACGTGTTGGGCGGTATTTCAGCGATTACGATTTCAGTCATGCCAGGGCCTCATAAAAAACGGTGTTCATGCGTGTAAACCTCGGGACCCTCTCGAACAAAGTCTCCAGGCGCGAGCCGCTTCTGCATCCCCAGTAGATACCTGAGGCGCCGGCGTCCTTGGCGGCTTGGCTTATAGCGTTAATAAGCCTGAAGCCAGCGGCACCGCGCCGAAACTCTTTCAACAAGAAAACCGACTCGACCGAGGCCGTGACTGTGGAGTAGTGCGGGATGACAGTCAGCACGAAGGAGCCGAACCCGACAAGCCGCTCACCGCTGAAAGCGCCGATCACATGAAAGGCGCCTGACTCCTCGGCCTTGCGGTAATACTCGACGTTTGGCTTTTGAGGCAAAAAGGGGTTGCCTGACTCGGCCATGTATTCCGAGATCAGCGTGTCGGCGTCCGGAGCGCCGAAAACTTCCGCGACCGTGACAGGTCTAAAGGTCAATACTTTTTCCATGGGCGCATTGTCGATCTCCGGACAAATTCAATGCGCACTTTTACAGCGACTTGTAGGGATTTCGGATGTGACGTTTCCGTCTCTCGGTTAATCGCGGCATATTGGCTGGGCCGTCCAAATACTCCTGGATCGGTACGGCAAAACACAAGGCGAGCGCGTCGGCCGTGTCCGGACTATTCATGCCGCGTTTTTTCATTGACTCCTTACTCTCCAGGAGCAATCGTCCTTTGCGGTCCAAAAGTTTTTCCGGAATGCACAAGTCGTCAGCAAGCTCCGGGCTATTGGGCAGGCAGCCGTTGTCCCGGATAAAGTCTCTCATCCGATCCCACATTTCCGCTCGTTTATTAGCCCACCGCTCGGTGTTGCTGGAGCGGTTAGCCGCGATCACTTTGTGGATATGCGGGACCTTATCGACCATGTAGTCGTAGGGACTGGCGCCCACACCCGTATAGTCAATGTTGATGTAGATTCGCGGGATTCCGAGTTTCTGCAGTTCCCGGGCGTAGAGGATGACCTGCTCTCCAAGCTGGGGCCCGGTAAGTCCTCGGAAAATTTTTAAGGGCATGGTGCAGTCGCGACCGATTTTCGTTGCGATCACTGATCTGTCGTCGCCTTCTCGCGCAACGTCCACACCTAATACGGCGACCGTGGCGGCGTAATTCATAACTCCTACAGGGCGGTTGACTGCTGCGTCCACGTCCTCTCGAGTAATGAACTGTTTGGCAGAGGTCGACGGGAAAACTCCGCGCACACGAACTTTCACGAAGTCGGAGTCCTCGCCGTAGTCGTCCACGTACTGCTGCAGGAGTTCCTTGTTCGTGATCTTGACCGTTCTGGAGTCGATGTTGTAATGCAGCCAGCGGTGGCGCTGTTTGTGGAAAGCGTCGAAAAAGGCGCCCTCGGGTCGTGTCGGGTTTCCGAAAATGCACCAAATGATCTGCGTATCCTTGTCGGTCAAGGCTCCTTTGGTCACCTCGTAGATTTTCTCAGCGATCACGGACGCTTCGTCGAATAAAACGAGGATTCTTTTGCCTTGGTTATGCAGGCCCTGGAAAGCGTCGGTATTACTTTCGTTCCATGGAATGGCGTCGATTCTCCAGGTGTATTTGTGTCCCTTTTGGAGAGAGTAGATGGATTCGGCCGCGACCTCGAACCAGTCCTTGAAAATGCAGACTGAGTGCCATTTATGGAGCTCGGACCACGTCTTGGTTAAAAGCTGGCGGCCCGTTTCGGCAGTGATAACGCCTTTTGTATCCGGATAGGTGCATATCGCCCAGAGAATGACCCAGGCGACTAAAGCGGTCTTTCCGATTCCGTGTCCGGACGCCACGGCAATTTGGATCGCCTGGTAGCGGGTCTCACCGTTTTGCAATCGGTCCCTGATGTCGCCGAGGATTTTCTCCTGCCAGGTATCGGGCCCGTCGTACTTCTCTAGGATCCCTTCGCCCCAGGGGAATGCGTGGCGCACGAATGCGAGCGGATCGTTACTGAACCGCACTGCGAGCTTCTGTAGGTTCAGTTCGTAATTTTGATTTGCTGATTTTTCATTGTCCATGAGACCACCGTCAATACAAATGCGGTTATGGGGAATGGGATGGAGGGGAGGATTAAAATTACCCCCTCGCGTGGTCAAATTACAGATGTTGCCTATCGGTCCATGATAACGCCCCTCGTCGGGGCTGAGTTTTGGGTTTCACCCCTCAGACCGCTGAGTTTCGGGCACCCTTCGCCTATTTATAACCCCGCTTCAATCCATCGTTGGTTATTGATTAGGGCGGGTCGATCACACCCCGTTTGCTTTGAGGTGCCGGCCGTCGGCGGGTATGCCTTATCCGACTGCCGACGTGCGGACAAATTGGTGGACAAAATGGCAATAACATTTATAACTAATTGATTTATATAGATCGTATGGCGGAGAAATGCTCCGCTACACCTCTATTTCTCGTCCTTTTCCACGGCCGCCAGGATCTGCGCTAAACGATTGGCGCGGTCACTGACGTCCTGAGTGACTTCCAGTTTGTCTCTGAATTTGCCCCTTAAGCGGCATATCGTTGTGAGCGCCTGGTTCGCGCCCTTGGAGTCAAACATAAAAACCGCGTGGCCCTGCTTGTCCTTCTTCGGCTTGCCGTCGAAGTTGTAAACCTGCTGCGGCTCGGAGCATTTTTCAAGGATATCGATCGCTTTTTTGAGCTCGAAGTCTTCTTCCAACTGCATTCTTTCGTTGCGCTCGGCCTGCCGCTTCGCTATCGCGCGGGTGATCTTAGACGTTCTGAGCAATCGAGCTGCATTTACTGCCGCCGAATTATCCGTAGTAACGTTATATCCCGCTTTCTTGTAAGCCTCGGTCGCATTGCCGCCGTTTTTCAGGTATTCGCTAACGAAGGCGGCCTGCTTCGGTGTCAGACGTTCTATTGCTCCGAACTTGTTGCTAGACATAATAAAACCTCCGTAATCAATGAGCTGATTATCGGAGGCTGTCGCTCAATAATGCGCACTATTTGTGCTCGTGCTTTTGATCCTTTCCAAAAAAGAGGATTAAGGCCAGCACGCCGACCGCTGCTACAAAGCAGGTATACAAGAACCATGCGCTAGTCATCTCTTTTCACTCCAGAAAGCAATAAACACAACAGAAAGCAGAAAATTCCGAGCCATATTCCCAGAGTTTTATCCTGAAACAGTCCCATACCGGCGCTCAATACACTCAGCTTTTCGAGCGCATCGGTCACTCGCTTTTTCAAGGCTTCCTTGTCAACTTTATACCTTTGTAGATTCATGCCGTCAATCTCCTGACGCTTATTTTAGTCGTTTTGTTTGCGGCGCCGTATTTCCTTAAAACCGATTTGCCGCTTCTACAGCCGCTCAAATTTCGATAGACGATAAATCCTATTAATTTTTGCCGATCGCTCTCCAGCGGTCGATTTTGATACCTTCCTGCCCTATTCATTGATCATTGCTTTAACGAACTTCACCGGATGCTTGCCTCTTATTCTCCCGGCAAAAAAGTCTCTGACCGTTCGCTTTGGTATTTCCATCTTTTTCGATATCTCGTTAAGCGAAAATCCTGCCAGGCGTAAATCAATGCACTGCAGGACTTCATTGTCTGTATATCTCGCGGCTTGATGGCTCTCTCCGACATACGCCCCCAGCGGGCCGATAAAGTCGACGCCTCCGGCCCTAAGACCTAAAGTACTCCGGATGTTCTCTCTTAACTCTTTCAATCGCCGCTTGTAAGGTCCGCTGGCGGCCGAGTCCATGAAGTTTTTGTGCCGCTTTCGCGGCTTCTGTGAGTAATCTCTGGGCGTCATGAGGTAATACCGTATGAGGTTGATAGGTTGATTGTTTTTCGGTCATTCTTATCTCCCCGGGATGCCTCCAGCGGTTTGCCGCCGCCGGAAGCGTCTAAACCGCTAAAGCTCAAACTTCCGTGACAATGCCGTTTGAGCTGTGAAAGCCGATGCCAAAAGGTGTACCGCCTAACCGCGTTGTGAAAAACAGTCTCGCGTACACCGTTGCAATAGCTTCCGGGATTCCGAAAATGCGTACTCGTCTCTCGCCTTTCCGGTTGTACGTCACCACTGCATAGGCCTCGCAGTATCCGCTTTTGCCGTCTCCCTTCCATGCCTCAGGCGCCGATTCAGAGTAGCCGACCTGGATCGTCCAGTGGTTTGCGGGGTCGCATCCGAACAAACCGCTCTCGTCACATGATCCGTAAACGAAAGCGTCTAATGTGTGGAATGTCTCCATAAAATTGAGAACGATTTTGCTCGGAGGACAGTTGTACATTTCTCCGTGATAAAGGTTACTGTCCCAAACTCGTCCGGCCTTTTCTGCATATTCGGACGCAGCAGATAAAATCTTTACCTTTTCTAAAACCTTTGATTCTTTCTCTAATAACATAGTAGAAACCCTTAATTTAGGGGCAAAAAGGCATTTTTTAGGCTCTTTTCCTAAACTTTCCTATACGCGTATATGAGAGAAGTTTTAAAAATAGATAGTATTTTTGCCTTTTTGCCCCTTTACCCCTCTAATCCTTAATCGACAGCCTCAAAACCGACTGCTTTTACCTTGATGCCTTTAAAGCACATCGTTCCTTGAAATTTGATCGTTTCAAAGCCTCTTTCCTCCATTGCGTTAAAAAACCATTTCTTTCGTTCCTGATACTGCGGAACGCTAGAGTCTCTTGCGTACTGCTTCCAGGCGTTGTAAGCCTCTGACCGCGGCCACCGCGCATCGGGCTCAATAACGCAGTGCTCTGAGAAAAAGTCCGACATCGGGTCTTGGGCCGATCTGTATGCTTTCTGCTCTTTGCGTATGGCCTCCGGAACCCGCAGGCCGCGCTGCTGAAAGCGAAGGGCGCCGGCAATACATTTGTTCAAGAAACCGGAGAGCTCTGCCTCAGACTTTTGGTCGAATAAGGGGTCCGCGCGCTCGGCGTTGAAGTTGCCGAGGTGCCGCACCGGCAGAAGTCGGTCCCACATGCCCTCGCTCTGGTCTTCTACGATCGGCTTATGGTTGGATACGAGCACCGGCAGACAGCACGGCGTGAAAGTGATTGAGCTCTTGGCCCACGTCTGGCGTCCGGTCATCGGGTCTCCGCCGGTGAGCTGTTTGACGAGCGAACTATTGAGGCGGCTGCCGTCGGAGGTCTCCACGAGTGTCACCAGTCGCTTGTCTTTAAGCCTCGTTATGTCTTCTCTGGCGCCGCCGGCCGAGCCGCCCTTGCCTTCGATAAAAGTCTTTTGGTCAGCTCCGACGTGATAGCCTTCCTGCCCGTTGCCCATCATCTTGATGGCGAGGTTCAAGAGCGCGGATTTACCGTTGTGGCCTAAGCCGAACATGATTAAGAACGATCTGCGCAGGCGCCCCGTCATGCCGGCGCCGAAAATGTCGTAATAGAACTCAACGATCTCCGGATCACCGTTGCATATCTCCAGCATCCTGGCGTCGATATAGGGACATGTCGCGTCCTTGTCGTAGTTGACCGGGGAATGGAGCGTAATCATGTGAGCGGGATCCCCGGGAATAAATTCACCGGTCTTTAAGTCAATCTCGCCGTTGTTCACGCCGAAGTAGCGCAGATTTTGGTTGAGCTCGTGCGGGCTGATAAGTACGCTGTTGTCTCCGTCGGAGAAAGACTTAAAAGCCTTGAGCATGTTCTCCCAGGTCTTGGGATTGCAGCACTTGGAGGCGAAATCTTTGAGCATTACCGCGCCCTCGCTGTCGAGGCCCCTAGCCTCATCAAACAACGCCTCCACAGTCATGCGGGCGTAGCCCATGATCGCTTCGTTGGGCGTCTTCTTCCAGCGGATTCCGTTCCAGGTGTACCACTGGCCGTTAATGCAATCCCACTTCAAACCGCCCTTGTAAGTGTCCCGCATTCTTTCCGCAAGGCCGAGCTCATTGAACGCGTAGTCGGAACAAGTACTTTTCTTAAACCATCCCTGTATACTCGTCTTTGTGATTGATCCGGCGCCCAATTCTTTCAGGCGCTTTAAGGCGTAATTCGTGAAAACCTCTCTGTCTGCACGGTTAGACAGAGAGGTTTTTCTCGCTAATGTCTCGACGTCAAACTCGTCCGCGCATTTAGCCAGCGCAGCAGTGAATTCCGCTTTGGCCGCGATTCGCATCTGCTTTTCTCTGCTCGCTTTGGCCTCTTCAGCTTTGGCGATTACGGTCGGCATGCGGATCAGCTCTTCCTTGCATTTGCCGATTTCAACAAATGACGCCCATTTTTCCGCGAGTGCCTTGGATCCTTTGTCCGGATAATTTGCCGACTTGCTGCTCCATTCGTCCCAGAGTCGGAATGCTTCGTCCGAGCCGTCGTACTCCAGGTGCAGCGCCATACCGACCTCAAGCCAGTCCTTGTATGCGTCTGCGTCAATATGGCTGATGATCTTCCTGGCTTCCGCGAGCGGGATGTTCCTGCACTTCATGCACTCAACGTCGAAGGCCGTGAGCGGTCCCGCGTTTGCCGACACGGAGCGGCCGGCGCCGCCTCTTTCCTTTAACTTCCAGTTGTGCTTGACTGCGTAGTCGTTGACAATTCCGACAAGCGACTGAGCCTCCTCCATCGTGACCATTGCCAGGGATTCGGCCGGATGATCGAGCGGCGTGCGATCGACAGTACCCCATGAGTACGGCTGGCCGGTAACCTTATGGCGGCCGAAGGCAACAAACTGCTGACCGTTGGCAAGGATCTCCAGTTGCTGCTCCTGGCCGCGGTCGTCCAGGAATTTATGCGAGGAGACTTTGGAGAAACTTTTATCCGTCCGGACTAAGAACAATGTCCGGGGCCTGCGGCCGACGCGCGATAAGAACTTGTGGCTGCCGCCGCACATCTTGGAGAGTTTGTCGTAGATCAGCTGGAGGAGCTCGAAGTCTGTGATGTCGCAGTCAATGCCGATCACCTTATGCTCGCCCTGTCCGGTGAGCAGTCCTATGCCGCACCCGGCATGGATCTCAGCGTCGTCCGGCTTGAATCGGTAGGATGTCCATCCTTTCTCAAGGTCCGGGAACTTCTCTCCCGGCTTAATCGGTATCGGCAGATAGCCGTTGTCGACAAGGCGCTGTGCGCCCTGATCGAAAGTAATAACTTTCTCTTGGGTCATTTATTCGATCTCCCAAGATGCGACTTCTTTATCTGAATTTAAGACCGAGATAAATACAAGCCAGTCTGTCTCGCAGACATTGGTTATGCGGTACTTCTTAACCATCTCGGAGACATCGGATGCGCTGTCCATGTAAATGTAAAGTGCTTGTTCTTCGGGGGTGTAGTTAATCCGCTGGATATATGCCGTATTGATTACGGTATTTTTGACCTTTAAAAATTTGCACATCTTTATTCACTCCCTGTGGCTTTCTCTTTTTTGGTTTCTTCCGTACAAAGCTGGGCGACAAGTTCCCTTAGCTTGTCGACGATCTTGTAGCTGACTTCCGTGTAGCGTTTTGATTTGATCTTGCTGACGGTACCTTGAGCGATACCGAGCAGTGCGGCGATTTGGTGCTGTTTGAGTCCGGCTTTTTCGAGCTTGAAAACTGCGGCGTCCGGTGAGAGTAATGAAGCGGCCATATAAACCTCAAGAATTACAACTTTAGTTAATAGATTCTAATTCTTTTCGGAATATGCACACAACTTTAAGACTGTTAAAATATTCCCATTGGAATTTTTATCGAGATCGTGCGATGTCTACTTTTGCTCAAAACCTAAGAGCGCTGATGAAAAAAAGCGGCGTCTCCCAAAATGAATTAGCAAGGTCCGCAGGTCTTACCCAGTCGGCAATCAACAAGATACTTACGGGCAAGACAAAACAGCCGGGTATCGATACCACTGAAGCGATAGCTCGTGTCTTAAATGTTTCAGTAGCGCAACTGATTTACACGCCTGACCTTCCAAAAGATGCCGATCCTGTAGCCGGATTCCGTCGCGTTCCTCTTATCAGTTGGGTGCAAGCCGGCCTCCCTACCCCAGTATCCTCTCTTGACGATCTCGATAAATGGTACATCTGCCCGGTAAGCATCAGCAACGAAGGCTTTGCTCTAAAGGTCCGAGGTGAATCCATGGAGCCAATGTTTTATGAAGGCGACATTGTCTTTATTGACCCTGAGGTTCCGGCAGAATCCGGCCGCATCGTGGCAGCAGTTGACGACGGAGCACCTGATCCGGAAGCAACTCTTAAGAAGCTCGTAAAAGACGGCCCTGATTACTACCTGAAGGCCCTTAATCCGGATTGGCCAGGCCCTAAATTCCAGCCGTTTACCCAAAGCATGAGAATCGCTGGCGTGGCTGTTGGCAAGTACGTAGAACTGTAGAGCTCAAGCAAATGAAAAGTTTAGTTGTGCAAATAATCTTTGTTCTTTGTGAACTGGCGGTGACATTGCCTTATGTGCTTTACGTCGACAAGCTACGAAAAGACCATGAAAAATGGCGGAAACAATTATTTGCGAAGGCTCACAAAGCCGAAGATGAGGGCAGAAGACGGGAAGCAGAACAACTTAGAGATACCGCAATTCGAGCGCTGGCGGATGATTTCGGGCTTCCTTGGTACGCCAGGGGGATCATTCCTATATTCGTATTGTTTATTTTGGGGTTCATTGTCTTTGAGGCCTTTTCTTACATAGGTTTAGGCCCTTATATATGGTTTGATAGCGAATACGACTACTGCGAAAACCACCGTTGCTAACATTTATCCGCCTTCGGGCGGTTTTTCTTTGTCCTCTTAAATTCCTATTGGAATTATTTAAACTATCGGCATTGATTTTATATTCCTAAAGTTTTAAATTCGTTTGTGAATTGATTAAGTTCAAAGGACAAACGAAATGCCGAATACCAAAAGCGAAAGTCCCTACATCTTCTCAACGGACGAACAACTCCGCCAGGATCTAAAGAAAGCAATGGTCGACCGCGGTTTCACCGCCAGTAAACTCGGCCGAGCTCTTAACCTCCCGGCTCAAACAGTTAGTAGATTCTTAAACGGCCGCGTCAAAAAGGCCTGCGACAATGCGAGCAAATATGTCACCTGGCTAAATGAGCAGGATGCAACGTTTTACAAAACTCCTCTTGCCGCATGGTTGACTCTCCAAACCTGCCTTATTGATATTGCCGGTCGCACCGGTGAACTTCCTCCGGACGCCTTGGCCGCCATCTCCGAACTTAACGGCTTCTTTTCTTCTGCCAAGTGAGGCCGTCATGCGACGCGAATTTAACGATCTCGAAATCTTTGCCGGCGCCCTTGTTGCTTTCGTCTGTTTCTGGGCTTTTGTCTGCCTCGTCTTCATTCTCCCGGAATTCCTCGGAGGTCTCTTATGAACTCAGTTTTTAATCTCGCCTCCCACAACTTCAATCAGTTGGCCGATGACGAGCTTCTTTCCTGGCTGCATTCCGAGGGCCTAGCCAATATGCCGCCGATTATCCGGACATTGGCTGATCGCCTGGAGGCCGTTCAGCAGGACGTGGCCTACGCCCAGGAAGAGACCGAAGAGGTAAATGAAAAATTTAAAAAGCTCGATAAGGACACGATCGAAGGCCTGAAAAAGCTCGATGACAAGCTCGGACACTTTGCTTCCGACTTGGAAAAAGTCTCCAGCGCAATTCTCGAATCTCAAGGCAAGATTCTTGTCGAAGGCGATCTGCTCGTTGATAGCGATGAACTGGATGACGAATGCCCTGACGACCAGCTCGTTATCCCCCGTAAAGAACTCGACGCCATCCGTGCCCAGGTCGACAAGATTAGCCACGCCATTTCCAACCTAGAAACCGAGGACTTCTTCCCCGATCGCCCTTCCATCTAAGACTAAAGGAGATATTTATGTCTTTAGAAAATGCCATCCAAGAAAACACCAAAGCACTCCAGTCGCTTGCTGAAATCATCAAACAGGCCTTGAGCATGAAACCCGTGCAGGCTCCTGTTGCGGCCGCCGCTCCGGCGCCTGAGC